TATACTCGGGCAGATCGTCCCAGCGCACCACGTCCACCAGGAACTCCCAGTCACCGTCCTTGTCGCGGGTGAAGATCAGGTGCATCTCGCCGTTCTCGCTCATGTTGACCTTGCGGCCCAGGTCGAGGATTGCGCCGTGCTCATACACAAACCGCATCTTGGTGTCGCTGTCCCCAGCCTTGTTGGCCAGTTTGGCTTCCTTCATGCACTTGCGGCGCTCGGTATTCATCAGGTCGTTCAATTCGTCCAGCTTCACGTAGGTTTCGCCCTTGATGTCGTACTTGTTCAGATACATGGTATCTACCTCCTTATGTTGTTCATGTTCCTATGCCTTGAAAGGGACTGTTTTTATAATCCCTTTCACCTTCCTACGCCCAGTTTCGGGCTGAAAGTGCAATTAAGATTTTGTTAAACCGAACTTTCACAGGTGTTTTCCCAGTCGATCCCGTACCGCTTGTGCATGGCGTGAATCTTGCGGTCAACCATCGCCGTCCTCCTGCTTCACTGTCCCTATGACCATCGGTCTGCCAATCGACCCCAGCAGTGCGTTGTCCTCGTCCGTGAAGCCCAGCTCATCGTACACCGCCTGTTCATCGAAGGTGTTCAGAAAAATCCAGGTGTGCATGGCCTTGGCGAGATGGAGCAGATGGTCGTAGGCTTTCGCCTTGGCGAGGGCCTGTTCCAGTTCCTCCGGCTCCACGTCCAGCTTTTCCAGCAGATTCAGCGCGTCCACCATAACATCGCTGTCGCACTGCTCCGCATCCTTGTACGGACAGTTGCGCTCCTTGCATTCCGTCTTGTAGATGGCGAAGTTCACATGGGTCAGGCATTCCAGCCCAGCTTTGACCTTCTCACGGACAGTCATTGTTTCGCCTCCATATCTTTTCTACCGCTTCATCAAACAGTGTCTCGGCTTTTCGCATCCCCATTATTTTTCCGACTTCGTATCCGCCCCAGAATATGCCGATTGCGCCCAAAATACCAATGACATAGCCTATAATGGTTGCTATCATTCCCACTTCACCGCCTTTCCGCAATTCGGGCAGTAATTGTACTGTTCGTGGAATAGCACGTTGTCGCCGAGCAATTCCTGATGTTCCAGTTTGTGACCACAGTTCCCGCACCTCCATTCATCTACATCTAATTGCGGCTCCACTGCAGCCTGTTCTTCCAGCTCGTCTACCCGCGCTTGCAGCCTTGCGATCAGCATTATGGTCACGAACGCCAGTTTCTGTTTGCATTCAACGGTGTCTTTCTTCCCATCGTTGTAAGGGCAGAAACAGCAGAATCCCTTCCGGCAGCACTCTATCCCATTGCGCACAACCTCACTGTCCTTCATAGGTCTTTACTCCTTCCGTCAGTCTGTCGATGTCGCCCTGGGTTTCCTTCCCGAAATATGGGCAGCGTTCCGGGGTGCAATCTTCCTCAAACGGGAAATCTCCCACTATGTCGTAGTTGTCGCCATTGCAGCAGACCTCGTTCATCAGCCACTTGCAGCCATCCGGGTCTTTCAGCGTTTCGAGGCAAAACCTACCACGTTCGTCCTTGCCTGTCTCTATCCATCGGCTCAATGTTTAGCCCTCCCTGTGCAGTGACCTGTCCGCGCTGAATCCTTCGGGATAGCGCCGCCGCAGCTTTTCGATGTTGTGTTCAGCTATGGCATCCATGCTCCACCCCATAGCCGCAGCCGCTTCCGCGATATACCACATCACATCCGACAATTCATCGAACAGCTTGTCGCCGATCTCGCGCCCGTCCTGATACAGCCCCTTCTTGACCAAATCGCAGCACTCGCCTGTCTCGCCAGCCAGTCCGAGCATGGCGTTTAGCAGATGTTCCTCCTGCGTCAACGCAGGGTTGCTCGTTCTCTGTGCCAATCCCTGATACTCAGTCAGCGTCATGTTTATCCTCCTGCATTACCAGTCGCTTGATTTCCTCGTTGATGTACCACCTGGCCTTGCGTAAGTCCTCGATCTCCGTCTCCGGGTTCTTCTTCCCGGCTCTGGCGATGTACTTGATGGCGTTGCCCCGGTTGAAGCCATCGCCGAATCCCCAGTCTTCTATCGCGTCGATAACCTCAATGCTGCCCGTGTTGTAGTGGGCTGGATGCTCAACGTTGCTCATGCTATGCTCCTTTCACCGTTACCGCGTCCTCTGTCACATCCCCGGCGAAGCTGATTTCAAGCCCTACGGTGTCATACACTTCCTGTATCGCATCCTGCGAGGTCAGCGTGAATTGCAGCTTGTCGTACACGTCGTTCAGTACCCGGCTACAGCGTTCCTTACCGAAGCCGTGCAGCTCGTGAAGCGTCAGGCAGATGGCGGCGAATACGGTCTTGACCGCGCCGTCTTTGCCATCCTTCAAGCCCTTGGAGTAGGCATCTTCCTCGGCATTGTGCATATCCTCGATGGTGATGCCATTCTTGCTGATGCGCTGGAACGCTTCGTTATCGGCGATGCGCTGGGCGCGTTCCTCCGGTGACAGCTTCCAGAATGCGTCGATTGCCGCTTGCCGCTGTTCGCGGGTCTGCTCCCGCTGGGCCATGCGCCGCAGCTCACGGCTGGACTTGGTTGCCCGCTGGAATTTCACCTTGCTCATGCTATCCCTCCTTCGGCTTTCTGTCCCATATACGCGCTACACCGTAACAATGTTCGCCACGTTTTTTCTTGTTAATCAGCCATTGTCCCATCAATCCAGCGCCCCAATATTCAGCGTCAGATTCTATGGCTTCTACGTCGTCCATGTCGCGCCCATTTAGACGCTGCATATGGTGAACAAACTCGTGTGCGATACATGACATAATACCTGTTGTCCCTATGTCACCTGCGATATGAATGCACACTTCGCCCTTACCGTCTATTGGATAGCAATATACTCCAAACGCAGCGTTACCGTTCTGGTCAACACAGGAAGGATAGCCATAGTGTACATAAATCGGTATCTTTGGCACATTGTAAACTCCGAATAGATGGTTTATAAATCTCTGTACAAACCGCTTGTTTTTGTTCATATACCCTCCTTCGGCTCAATCCCCCAGCTTCTGCGCGATTCCGGCGGGGATGGGGTCATGCTGATACAAGATATTTGTCCGAGAACAACAAATCAAGTGTAATCGCCCCTTTCTCTGAATACGGTATTCTTACCAGCGGTATGTTGTGCTTCGCAGCATATTCGTTCTTGATTATGTCGTACTGCCACAATTTCGACAAATCCTTCCCGTATATCAACGGGTACTTAGTCGATGTGTTGTGCTGAACTCCGTCGCACTCTATAATCCGGTAAGGCTTATCATTAGCGTCAAACAGCACAAAATCGAATCTACCAACGCACCCACCCGGCAGAATCAAATCGTCAAAGAACGGTTTATCATACACATACTTAATTCCGTTATCATCCAACACTTTTGCGATTTTCTGTTCCACTTGACTTCGCTTAAAACATCCACAAGACACTATTTCACCACTAAGTAGATGTGATAGTCTGACCACTATTCGATTCCCGCAATCGCATCTGCATAAGAAATATTTGTCTTTCGTTTTAAGTCCGTTTTCAAACTTGTATGCGTAATCTCGTTCTTCGACCATTAACCGTCCGAACTTCTTCCCGATATACCGAGCATCGGTTTTCTCATCCCTTGTGCAACCACAATCTTTCGCCATTCCACGCTTTACCGAACGCAACGGACGGCATACCGTTTTCCCGCATGAACATAAAAACACCCAGTATTTTTCGCGTTCATTCTTGCGTGGTATGATTTCCTTATTCAGAATAATCACTGGCGAAATCGCCGTTAATTGCCCGATTTTATCCCCAATATGTTTCAAGTCATAAGCTGTTGGATGTTCACGAATGTAAATCACCCCGTTTCTGTCTAACTCCGCCACTATCTCGCCTCCTCCCATAATCCGCACGGCTTGTCGTATGCGTCTTGTTCTGTCGGTTCGCCCTCAATCGCCCTGCAAACGCCCACATGCGCACAGCCGATGTCCTTGATAAACTCCCAGTGTGCGCAATGGCAACAGTAGTGCGAGAACAGCCCGTTCCGGGGCATTGGCCACTTCTTACGCCTTGCCATCTTGCGCCTCCTGTTCCTTCTGCCATGCTTCAAGCAGCTTGCCAATTATATTCTCTGACCAATAGTCACCGTCAATCGCGGCCCAGTTCTTACGTTCCTGAAGCCACTCCACCGGGATAGCGTCGATGGTAGGAGGACACCCTTCATCCGTGGCAAAGTCCAAGGCATCCGAAACGCTCATTTCGATATGCTCGTATTCCTCATGTTCTATGTCGTAACTTTGAACGGTAACACGTACTTCGGCATCGATCAGCTTCACCGCTTCGGCCTCCTTCCGCAGCAGTTGATCTCATGGCAGAATCCGTTATACTCGCAAGCCGGGACAAGCAGCCCTTCCAGCTCCGGCGTTTTCTCCGTCGCCGCGTCGCACATCAGCTTGACCGTGTGGCGGGTCTTTGCGCTGGCCTGTGTGCACAACCGCTTATTGGCGATGGTCATCAATTCTTCTGCGTTGCAATACAGGATCATGTTGACTGGGGTGTTCCTGGGCGCGGTGTCGCCGTCCATCCTGTTCTGGCGGTCGTTGCGCAGACTGGAAACAAACGGCACCGCATGGACATGGCGGGTCAGGTGGGTGGCGATGTTGGACGGGATGTCCTCGATCAGGAATGCGAAGTTCAGCACCCGGATAGGGCTGTGACGGGCGTTGAGCAAGTCCCGGATGAGCTGTGGCATCGGCGGCTCCTTGGGTTCTGCCGTTTTCGACATCGTGGCCCAGACGCATCTTTTCAGCAGCATTCGTTCCCGCTCTTCGGGCCAGTAGATGCAAGTGACTTTCATTTCGTCGCCTCCAATGTCCTGTTGTGAATCCGATACTTCCTTGTGCTATCCATGCGCATGTCCCGACAACGTTTGCAGCGCGTATGCCCCTCGTCCGTAGGCCGCCCACAGTCCACACACAGCCCCTTTTCAATGCGCTCCCGGCGCACCCGGCGCTTGCGCTCGTTGATTTGCTCCCGGTGTTCCATGCCGTATTTGATATACGCGAACAGGCACTTGCGGCACATGGTTTTCCCCGGCTCGGCCATGTCCTCACACTTGACGCAGCGGCCAGCCTCTTTCAGCGATTCATACCGTGCCTTGTTGAACCTGAAATACTTCTGCGTGTACTTTCGGCAATTGTCGCACTGTTTGAACGTCGCGCCCTCCGGCAGCGGCTTCCCGCACCGCGTACACAACCCATTTTCCCGCCGCCACGCCCGCCGGTTCCGGCGGGATTCGCTTACCTTCATGGCGCATTCCCGGCATACATGCTTCCCCGGCATGACAGGATTCGCACCGCCGCACTTGGGGCATCTGCCGTTTCGCACGTAGTAGTCGTAATTGGTCTTGGTCTTTTCCGCGTTGTACATCTACTCACCCCGCATCAGTAGCCGTCCAAGGCCCTTCCACGCCGCATCAGCGTTGCCCGCCCGCACCTGCCCGCGAAGGGTCAGAAGCTGCTGCTTGTCGATGTGACCCCGCAGGTAGGCCGCCCGTAGTTCGTCGTAGATTCGCCGGTTGGCGAGATAGTGGCTCGCCTGCTCCGGCACCGGCCCAAGGTCTGTATAATCCTTGGACCTTATGTTGTCGCGGTTGATTTTTCGGTACATCCTTCACGCCTCCCTATTCCACGCGCTCAAATGGTCAAATACTTTGTAGATGCCCAGCCAGAGCATAGCCCAGACGGTCAGAATGGCCCCTCTGACGGGATTCATGGGCGGGGTGTAGTATTTCCTCGCCAGCCGCTTGCGCGTCCTCTGCCACCGCTTTTCGTCCGCTATGGCGCGTACCCCGTCCTTGGCGTGGAGCTTCTCATTCTCGGCCTTGACCGCCCGAAGCTCCACCACGCTTGCCCCCTCCGCGATTGCAGCCGCCATGCGCGGGTCTGCCGTCTTGATCTCAACTGTTGCCATGTTCTATGCCTCCTCGCTCATGTGCGCCCCACACACGCTGCACCGCTTTTTCTCGTGCGCTCCACGCCGGATGATCTTGCCGCAGTTCGTACACTTCCACCGGGCCTTGCCCTCGTCGTTGGTATAGTAGTGCCACTTGGCTTCAACTGGCGCTTCCAGCTTATTCAGCAGTTCTACCGTTCGCCGCGCCGTAATGATGTTCACATGTACAGGTGCTTGTCCGTATTCGTTATTGCCGTATTTTTCACAGTCCGCAATCGCCGTTTCCAACTTCGCGATCACCTGCTGTCTCAATTCATCCATCCTGTTCACGGTTGACCCACCCTCCTTTTTCTCTGGTATCGTTTACCCATCTTCACCAGCCTGTCCTTTGTCCTCGCATCGGCGTCGTTGGCTCCTGCGTAGTAAAGCCACTGCGCTGCCTTTTCCTGCGCGTGGACTACCTGCCACTTGATAAATTCCTCACACTCGGACTGGCAGCCCACATGCCTTTTCGTACAGTCAACGCCGTTGGTCTTGCATGGTGGTTTGGTTCTCATTTCGCCCTCACGCTCAACGTCTCGTCTTGATAGAACTCCACGCCCGGAATGTTCAGCCCGCCCTCGTACTGCCGCGCCAGCCCGTTCAGCGCCGTCATGTTGATCTCACGCAGCTCGTAGCCGTCGAAGTACGCGGGCACCAACTTCGGGTCGGTCACGCGGGCTTTCCACGTCGTTCTCACGCTCACGCCCTTGGCCGCTGCCGTGGGCTGTACCTGCTCAGGCTCCGCAGTGTCCATCATGTCGCGCATGAACGCCGCGCTGTCCGCGTCGCCCTGCTGCTCGGCCTGTGCCGCTAGTGCCGCGAGCCGCGCCTGTTCTTCCTCCCGCGCCTTTCGTGCCGCTTCCTCCGCGATGCGCCGCTGCTCCGTGGTGTACGCCAGCATGGTCTTCTTGACCGTGCCCTCTGCATCCTCCAACGGCTTCAACATCTGCTTTTCACGGTCAACCAACGTCTTATGCGCTGCCTGTGCCGCCGCCTTGGGCGCTTTCCAGTAGTCCTTGACCGCCTTGATTCGCGCCTTGATGTCCTTCAGGATGTCGCCGCCGCGCTCATATTCTGCGTCGTTGGTGATGGTCAGCCCGGTCACGCGCTTCACCATCAACGCGCCCTCCTGCTCCATCTGCTGCTCAATCGTAGGCTTGATTGCCTCCATGGTCATTCTCCTTTCGTGGGGGCGGGGTTGCCGCCCCCGGTCATTTATTAAGCGTCAAGCGCGGGCTGATACGGGTAGCGGTCACAAATGCGAATCTGAGCCTGATCGTGGATGAACGCATATATCGCGCACTCGCACCGCTGCAAGGTTTCTGCGTTCTGCTTGTGCCCGCGCACATACTCCCGGATGTTCAGCGCGTGTCGGGCGTTGTACCGCTCGCAGTTTTCGACCTCGTTCATGCAGTACACCCGCACGAACTTTTTCAACCCGTCCTTGTCCTCACCGCGATATACCGCGCTGATAATCGCCACGCACATGATGGTATGCAGCTTGGAGCCGTATTTCTTGCCGCCGCCCGCCATGCTCTTGCCGATCACTTCATAGGCTTCTGCCAGCGCGTCGTAGTGCCGGTCAATGTAGCTGATGATCTCAGCGGGTTCAGCCTTGCCGCAACCCAGCCGCGCTTTCAGCCGGATATACGTGCCGATATACGGCGACATATACTTATACAGGTCATCCGTGATACCGCTGATCTGTATGATGTTCTGCGTTGTGCGCCGCGCCCCAACGTCAATCGTGAACGCCTCGCCGTCAGAATGCTCCACGTTGTAGGTCACCATCATGGTTACCGGCACATTCGCAGCCACCAGCGCTTCAAGCCTGTGCTGCCCGTCGATAAGCTCCCCCTTATCGTCGAACGCGATGCCCTGATGTGTCAGGTTCCAGCCCCCGGCCTTCATGATTCGGGCGTAGCGCTTCACTGTTTCGTGGTTTAGCCGCCGGTTGTTTTTCATGTTCTTCGCCAGCATGTCCCTCGCCATATCAGGCGTAATCGTGATGACCTTGCTTTCCATTCCCATGTGTCTGTCCTTCCTTTCACTGTCTCAAATAGTTCAAAATCGTGTCTCTGGCTTCTTCCCAGCCGTAGCACACCACCGCCATGTTGCCGTACTTTTTCAGCTTGAACATCACCTTCTTTTGCGCATCGCTGACCATGCCCCCCTTCCTGCGCTTCAATTCGATGTACAGCGCCGTGTGGTGGTGGCTCGGCACCGGCAGGCAGATGTCCGGGATGCCCGCCATAACGCCCTGCTCTTTCAGGTGGCGTCCCTCAATGGGGTTTCGGCTGCCGCCGTTTGGTATGGCGTGTAGCAGCTCCAGCGCCGGGTAGCGCTTGATGTTGTAATCCCGCCACTCAAACAGGGCCTTTTGCTCCTGCGCCTCCGTGGGGATTGGCATTTTGTAGCTCATGCCCTGCCTCCTATAAAATCAAACAGCGTTGTCTGGTTCATCTCCATCTCGGCCCGCTTGATGTTTTCGACAGCCGCCTCGAAATACGCGGGCTTCAACTCAATGCCGATTCCCCTGCGCTTCATCTTCACGGCCTGGTAGACCTCGCTTCCGATTCCCAGGAACGGTGTGAACACCACGTCGCCCTCGTTGCTGTACAGCCGCAAGCACCGCTCGATCACCGGCAACTGCAACGGGCAGATGTGCCGCTCGCTCTCGTCATCCTTCGGAATCCTTGCGTTCAGCGTATCCGACTGGTTGATGTCCCACCATACCGGGCTGTTCACCTCGTCCCAGATCGGGCTTGCCACGTTCTGCCATTCGGACACCGGAAACGTCTCGTTGGTGTGCGTCACTCGCTCCGGGTTGTCCCCTGGCTTGCGCATGAACACCACATAGTCGGGAATCCCCATCCGGCTCATGCATGAATCCTTTTTGAGTTGCTTGTGCAGCAGCCCCAGCGCCTTCGTGCGCTGCATGGCCGTCACCGGGTTTTTCCAGATGCACACCTCCGCGTGATAGATGAACCCGACCGCTTGAAACGCCCTGATCAGGTCGCCACGGAAATCCCGGATTCCGATATAGCCGTCCTTTTCCTTGCTGGTAGGAAGGTTCATACAATGCACCGCCATGATACGCCCCGGCTTCAATATCCGGTACAGCTCCCTTGTGATGAATGAAAAGTGGGTGAAGAACTCCGCGTCGTCCTTGCAGTTGCCAAGGTCGCGATCAGAATTGCTGTATGTATACAGGCTCGAAAACGGGGGTGAATAGACCTCCATGTCTATGCTGTCGTCCCCAAACTGCGTGATGATCTCCGCCGTGTCTCCGCAATACAGCGCGGCCTTGTCGTCGATATACTTGTCCAATACCTTCACGCTATCCATGCTGGAACCTCCATTCTCTGTGTGGGTCTGTAGTCAGTCGTTATCCTGGTTGTGCGTCTGATTTCTGACAGCGTAACCTCTTTCATAAGAGCCGTCATCTGCCGCTGCATCTCGTCCATCTGTTCCTGCTTGCGCTGCACGTTATCCAGCACGTTCATCTCCCGTTCAGACAGGATGATATAAACGTCAACCGGCTTTTTCTGTCCAAAACGCCAGCATCGCCGCACCGCCTGATAGAATCGTTCGTAACTGTCAGACAGTCCACAGAACACCATGCTGTGACAGCTCTGGAAGTTGCTGCCAAACCCGAATATCGACGGCTTGCTCACCAGCGCGTGAATCCTGCCGTCCGCAAAGTCCAGGCTGGCCCCGGCCTTGAACTCCGGCTCATCCGAGCCCTTGACCTCCACGCAATCCCGCGCCTTCTTCTTCAGCATGGCGCTCTCGTCGTTGTAGTCGCACCACAGCAGCCATTGGCTGTCCATGTCGCCGTTTGCCAGCGCCGCCGCCCGGTCCGTGCGGTCCTCCGCGCTGTCCTTGCGGGCCGTCCGGCGCTCCTCCAGCGTGCTCGCCAGCGTCACCAGCAGCTCGCCCTCGCGCACCGCGCTCTCGGTGATGACCCTGTGAATGTTCAGGGGCGGTAGGTCGTAGCCCTCGCCCTGATAACCCAAATCCTTCGGGCTGTTGAAGTAGATCGCCCAAGTGGCGAACCATTCCCAGAACTTGTTGACGCCTGCCTTCTTGAGCCGCCACTTGCTGGTGTCGCCACTGTCGTGAATGAAGTAGGTCGCCAGCATCTCCGTCCGGCTCATGATGCCCAGGAACTCGCAGGATGTCCCGATCTCGGTATAGTCGTTTGGCGCAATGGTCGCCGTGCATAGCAGCCGATACGGCGTGTTGCAGAACATGTCCGTCAGCAGCGTCTTGTATTTACCCGTGAACGACTTCAAAATGCTGCTCTCGTCCAACACCACCCCGGCAAATACCGAAGCGTCAAAGTGCTCGATCATCTCATAGTTGGTGATGTTCACGCCGTTTACTACTTCGCCCGCGTGTCGGCATACCTTTAAGGTGCAAATTCCAAATTTCTCCGCCTCCCTGCGGGTCTGCTCTACCACAGACAGCGGGGAAACAATCATCACGGGCTTTCCCGTGTGCTCATGCACCGCCCTGCCCCATTCCAACAGCATCAGCGTCTTCCCCGTGCCACAGCCGGTCAGGATCGCGCACTTGCCCTTTTTGCAGGCCCACGCGATGATGTCCCGTTGGTAATCAAAGGCCATCGGCGTAATACTCTCCCGGTCCACATCGAACCCGCAAGCCTCCGCCCGCATCTCCTTCGTCTTCAAAAATTCCTCGTAG